ACTGCGAGTGATGAATAAATGTCCCAGGTTCTTCACTCAGGCCTGCACAGTGTGCAGGCTTTCTTTTTTTCAGATTTCACCTACAACAGTGGCTTCATAACTGGTAATCATGTTTTTCTCCTTAATTAAGGTTGAGCGAACCCCTGCCATTGCTGGCATATAAGAATGAAACCGGATATTTATTACGGAACTGTTTTAAAGACCTGCCGGGATTTCGTTATTATCATGGTGAATAACTTTATCGACCGGATAACAGTCACCGGGAATTTTCTGTTTCGCTGCGGCAGTCATACATTCTTTCATTGAGCTGTATACGCCAGTAACCATGTCAACCGGTTCACCGGAAACAAGAAAAACCGTCAGAACGAGTGCAAATACTGTATTCATTGTGCACATCCTTTTGGCATCAGACGTAAACGAGCCAGCATTGAAACAATGCATATTTTATTTAATGACTCCCGTTCGTGTTTTCTCTTGTTAATGGCATCTTCAGTAAATACCGTGTTACTGATAGTGACACCAATTTCAAAACAACCTTCAGACGTATTAACGTTTGGTAATAACGTCTCCATTATTGCGTCCTCAACAATGAATTTTGAGTAATTGTTCCACAGTCATATTTTTAATTGCGCCCCGGTTAACAAGAGTCCATCCCTGTTCTTCCAGATAAAACCGGAAAGGTGATGCTGCCAACTTACTGATTTAGTGTATGATGGTGTTTTTGAGGTGCTCCAGTGGCTTCTGTTTCTATCAGCTGTCCCTCCTGTTCAGCTACTGACGGGGTGGTGCGTAACGGCAAAAGCACTGCCGGACATCAGCGCTATCTCTGCTCTCACTGCCGTAAAACATGGCAACTGCAGTTCACTTACACCGCTTCTCAACCCGGTACGCACCAGAAAATCATTGATATGGCCATGAATGGCGTTGGATGCCGGGCAACTGCACGCATTATGGGCGTTGGCCTCAACACGATTTTACGTCACTTAAAAAACTCAGGCCGCAGTCGGTAACCTCGCGCATACAGCCGGGCAGTGACGTCATCGTCTGCGCGGAAATGGACGAACAGTGGGGCTATGTCGGGGCTAAATCGCGCCAGCGCTGGCTGTTTTACGCGTATGACAGTCTCCGGAAGACGGTTGTTGCGCACGTATTCGGTGAACGCACTATGGCGACGCTGGGGCGTCTTATGAGCCTGCTGTCACCCTTTGACGTGGTGATATGGATGACGGATGGCTGGCCGCTGTATGAATCCCGCCTGAAGGGAAAGCTGCACGTAATCAGCAAGCGATATACGCAGCGAATTGAGCGGCATAACCTGAATCTGAGGCAGCACCTGGCACGGCTGGGACGGAAGTCGCTGTCGTTCTCAAAATCGGTGGAGCTGCATGACAAAGTCATCGGGCATTATCTGAACATAAAACACTATCAATAAGTTGGAGTCATTACCNTTTTGCACAGGAGTCGCTGAAAAATACGCGTTAATCGAACAATGGCGACAACAATTTCCCATTGAAGCGATGTGTCAGGTATTTGGTGTATCCAGGAGCGGTTATTACAACTGGGTACAGCATGAACCCTCAGACAGAAAACAAAGTGATGAGCGGCTAAAACTGGAGATTAAGGTGGCACATATCCGCACTCGCGAAACATATGGAACCCGGCGGCTCCAGACGGAGCTGGCAGAGAATGGCATCATCGTTGGTCGTGACCGACTGGCACGTCTTCGTAAGGAGCTAAGGCTACGCTGTAAGCAGAAACGCAAGTTCAGAGCGACTACGAACTCGAACCACAATCTGCCAGTTGCGCCAAATCTGCTGAACCAGACGTTCGCTCCTACAGCACCAAATCAGGTCTGGGTGGCGGACCTGACGTATGTTGCCACACAGGAGGGATGGTTGTACCTCGCTGGCATCAAAGATGTTTATACGTGCGAAATTGTCGGCTACGCCATGGGAGAGCGCATGACAAAAGAGCTGACAGGTAAAGCCCTGTTTATGGCGCTCAGGAGCCAGCGCCCACCTGCCGGGCTAATCCACCACTCTGATCGAGGTTCACAGTACTGCGCATACGATTACCGGGTCATACAGGAGCAGTCTGGTCTGAAAACATCAATGTCGCGTAAAGGTAACTGTTACGACAACGCTCCGATGGAAAGCTTCTGGGGAACGCTGAAAAATGAGAGCCTGAGCCACTATCGTTTTAATAACCGGGATGAAGCCATCTCAGTAATACGGGAATACATTGAGATTTTCTACAATCGTCAGCGTCGTCACTCTCGTCTGGGGAATATCTCCCCGGCAGCCTTCAGGGAAAAATATCATCAGATGGCTGCTTAAAAAAAGAACAAATGGTAGTGTCCGCTATTGCCAGTACACCTCAAAAGTAATTGTTCCACAGTCATATTTTTAATTGCGCCCCGGTTAACAAGAGTCCATCCCTGTTTTTCCAGATAAAACCGGAAAGTCTCCAGGGTACAGACCAGTGCGCCATCAGGAACGGTTTCGGTGAATTCGACATTGCCGAATTTGTCGAAGTGAACAACCAGAGTGCGACCATCACCCGGAATCATCTTGTCAGCAGGTGGGGTGTTATTCTGGCGCAGTTCGGCCTCCATGCGGTCGAACTCAGCAATGTAGGCTTCTTTGAATGCAGCGGCTTTTTTGCCAGTGAAGCCCATAACCAGGAAAACGAAGCCGTTTTTGGTGATTTGGTACATTGGGAGTTTGCGCCCGATTGAGTCGGTGTATTCGCTCGCTTCAAAATTGAGGGCAGTAAATTTATCTGAGCATTCAATATTTGCGATGGCACGTAACACATTGTCGTGTCGTTTGTGGAAGAACTCTGCAACCGCAACAGACGTAGTGACAGCGCGACCGTTTTCTACGGTTACACAAGGGTGAGAAAGGGTAGTAGCCATGATGGCAGCCTCCGCGATGAATTTGATTAACTCACCACCGGAGGTAGCAATCTCATGGGTGGTGAGACGTACAGGGTTGCTACAACCGGTCATCACGGAACCCGGCCAGTCTTGCGACTGCCCCGCACGCCCCACCATAATTTGAATGTGGCTGTGCATTACGCATAAAAAAACCGCCTGAGCGCGGTTATGCGCCGTGAATGACTTCGGGGTAGCAATCCCGGCACCCGTTTTATGAGGTGCAGGTGCACTATAATTCCACCCGTTCTGGTTTTCAATAGCTACATTCAACATTTTCTCTTTCCTTTCATCACCGAAGTGAACTTTGTTGATGCGGTGCCTGGTGCCTCCAGGTGACGTTAACCAGTTAACAATTAACGCCGGAATAAGGGATTTTCCTTACTGTTTTAACTGTTCCGCGTGCGCTGAGCCGCATTCACCGCATCACAAAATTCACTTTAAAAAGGGCGGACATCAGCCAGCAATTAAACCGATGCCGCCAACTGGTACTTCACACAGCAATGTCGTTATTTACAACCGGAGGCGCACTCCCACCATTTAAATTTAACAGACAAGACCGACTCTTTATGGATACCGGAAATGCGCCTTCGTGTTGTGCCCGGTTTTATTTCACCACCTCCGGGCTTTGGTGGTATCTTTACTGAAGTTCTCACACAACCAGTAAGGAAATGAATATGCCAACGTATCTCGCCAGAGTAGAACTATATAATGCTGAGCCAGAGGATTACGAAGGGCTTCATAAATATATGCTCTCACTAGGATTCAGGAGAACGATCCCCCATGGAGATGGTTCGTATAATCAACTCCCGGACGGAACTTATGTTTCCGAAAAGGGCGGTGATATTTATCAAATTCGCAGCCAGATATCTGACTATGCAGACCGACTATCCAGGTATCGCGCGTCTGTTTTTGTTTGCGAATTCAGTCAATGCGCATGGTATTTATACCCCGCCAAGACCCGGTGAATATCCTGTACGGCCTTCTGCTTTGTAGAAGGCTTCTTCGCTATCATAATCGCCAGATTCCAGCGCTTCTTTAGCCAGCCAGATGCGTGCCCCAGTGCCTGCATTTGGCTCCAGTTGCTGGAGGCGTTTTGCATCTTCTAAATAGCTGCGCTTAATACCGCTACACTTTT